AAGAAATAGGGCTTCCACCTGGGAAGCCCTTTCTTTTTATAGTTCGGCTGTATGTAGGGTACAGCACGATGAATCTGTTAGAGGCGCAATAGTGACAGATTTGATTATCAATTCCTATTTTGTTCTAAGGATAAAACCTTAGGTTGTGATCATCCGCACAATCCCTTAGTAACGCCAGCGGTCATAACGCTGATATTTCGGCACTTTTGGTGCTTTAATCGCCTTAATAACCCACACCACCGCAATCGCCAGTAGTAACCACGGCAGCAACTTAATCATCAATGCCAGCATACCGCCGAGGAACATAATGGCCGTCGCCACAACCAGCGCGGCGATAATGCCCAGCAACGAAACGCCGGTGACCATCAGCATGACAAAAAAGCCAATCACAAAAAGTAGTTCCAGCATGATGCACTCCCAAATATGAAATCTCTTGCTGGCATTACAAGAATCATGCCAAAAATAATCTATTGATTTAACAGCAAAACGCCCCGCGACGGTGCGCAGGGCGTGGTGAATTTGACTATTTTTTGGTGAAAAGTTAACGCTTATCCGCCACCAGTTTGAGCGCGTGTTCCAGCACATTAATGTCTGCACCCGCTTTATGGGCATTTTCACTTAAATAACGCCGCCACTGCCGCGCGCCAGGAATACCCTGGAACAAGCCCAACATATGCCGGGTAATATGACCGAGATACGTCCCCTGGCTGAGTTCACGCTCAATGTACGGATACATGGCGCGCACTACCGCCACCGGATCGGCATCGATATCCGAGGAACCAAAGATCTCCCGGTCTACCGCCGCCAGAATACCCGGATTCTGATACGCCTCGCGCCCGACCATCACGCCATCCATATGTTGCAGGTGTGCTTTGGCCTCTTCCAGCGACTTGATACCACCGTTAATCGACATTGTCAGATGCGGAAAGTCACGCTTCAGTTGATACACACGCGGATAATCGAGCGGCGGGATCTCACGGTTTTCTTTCGGACTTAACCCCGAAAGCCAGGCTTTACGTGCATGGATGATGAACATCTCACACTCGCCTTTGCCGGAAACGGTGTTGATGAAATCGCAGAGAAATTCATAGCTGTCCTGGTCGTCGATGCCAATACGCGTTTTCACCGTCACCGGAATCGACACCACATCGCGCATCGCTTTCACGCAGTCGGCAACCAGCTGCGCATTACCCATCAGACACGCACCAAACATGCCGTTCTGCACCCGGTCAGACGGGCAGCCGACATTCAGGTTGATCTCATCATATCCACGCGCTTCTGCCAGCTTCGCACACTGTGCCAGCGCCGCCGGATCGCTACCGCCGAGTTGCAACGCTACCGGATGTTCTTCTTCACTGTACGCCAGGTAATCACCTTTACCGTGAATAATCGCCCCTGTGGTCACCATTTCGGTATACAGCAACGTATTGCGGGAAAGCAGACGCAAGAAATAGCGGCAATGTCTGTCCGTCCAGTCGAGCATTGGTGCAACGCTAAACCGACCACTCCAGTGAACGTCAGTTTTTTCAGGCATCACACTGGTTTGATTAATTTTTTGTGTTTCATGATTATCGTGCATTTTTGAACATTTCAGGCTATTTTTCTCGCGTTAGGTTCCCGCACAGGTTCCCACGTTTTATGGGAACCCGAAATAACGAGGTCGTGTAATGGCGTACTATAACATAGAGAAACGACTAAAATCCGATGGCACACCACGCTATCGCTGTAATGTGATTATCAAAGAAAAAGGTGTTATCACTTACAGGGAAAGCAAAACATTCCCTAAACATGCTCATGCCAAAACATGGGGCACACAGAAAGTGATGGAATTAGATCTATATGGCATTCCATCATCAAATGCAGTTGACGGACTTACAGTCCGTGACTTACTACACAAATATTTAAATGACCCAAATGCCGGAGGTAAAGCAGGCCGTACTAAAAGATATGTGCTGGAACTGCTTATGGATAGTGACATCTCCGCGATCAAACTATCTGAACTGACAGAAAATGACGTAATTGAACATTGCAGGCTAAGAAACAACGCTGGCGCAGGTCCAGCAACAGTCAGCCACGATGTTAGTTATCTTGGCAGTGTTCTGGATGCGGCCAAACCTGTATACGGAATTAATTACACATCAAACCCGGCGAAAAGTGCTCGTCCATATCTACTTAAACTTGGTTTGATTGGTAAATCAAACCGTCGTAATCGTAGACCAGCATCTGCTGAACTGGACATGCTCATTGAAGGCCTTCAACAACGATCTACTCATAAATGCTCAAAAATTCCGTTCGTTGATATCCTCAAATTTTCTGTATGGTCCTGTATGCGAATCGGAGAAGTATGCCGGTTACGATGGGAAGATCTCGACCAAGAACAAAAATCTATACTCGTAAGATACAGGAAAGATCCACGCAAAAAGGAAGGCAACCACATGAAAGTAGCCTTGCTTGGGGAAGCCTGGGATATCGTCCAACGACAGCCCCAAAAATCGGAATTCATTTTTCCATATAACAGCACTTCTGTTACTGCGGGATTTCAGAGGGTAAGAAGCAAATTAGGTATTAAGGATCTGCGATACCATGATTTGCGTAGAGAAGGGGCAAGTCGCTTATTTGAGGCTGGTTTTAGTATTGAGGAAGTCGCCCAGGTTACAGGGCATCGTTCATTAAACGTGCTATGGCAGGTATATACCGAACTGTATCCGAAATCTTTACATAATCGTTTTGAAGAGCTCCAAAGGAGCAGAAATAAGACCCCTTGACACTGTTTATCCATACAGTTAAAAATGATGCTGTATACAAACACAGTATGGAGGGACTTTTATGCGTATTGAAATCTGCATAGCCAAAGAAAAAATGACTAAAATGCCAACCGGTGCTGTGGATGCGTTAAAGGAAGAATTAACCCGACGCATCAGTAAGCGTTATGACGATGTTGAGGTGTTAGTAAAAGCCACCAGCAATGATGGCCTTTCTGTTACACGCACCGCAGATAAGGATTCTGCAAAAACTTTTGTTCAGGAGACTCTGAAAGATACCTGGGAATCTGCTGACGAGTGGTTTGTTCACTAATAAACACGTAAAATCTGTAACGGCTGGAAATCATTCAATACTCGCACTATCGAAAGTTCACCAGCCAACCGCAGCGCGTTCTTGCATACGACGTGGCTGCGGTCTCAACTCCGTCCCCCACCAATCATGATTGGGCAGTACCAGTACAGCACTAGTAAAAACTGGAAATAAGCAGTCTCAGCAAAATACCGGCCAGACGGTGAGAAGACAAAAAAGATACGCAAAGTAGCCGCGGCCCTTAGTGACATGAAATCCCGCTATACGGGCTTTTTTGTATCTGCACACGATTGATTATTAGGTCCGTATAGCTAATAGTGGTCTTAACCTACATATAGAATCAGAGACTTTATGAAAAAGGAAATACTCAAGGCTCTTTGCCCTACATGCGGTGGGTTACGTAACTGCACTGTGCATGGGAAGCTAACCACTAGCTGGGAGGATTCCCAATATCCAGTTTATGGGTACCATTACCATCACCTACTCCAATGCAATGGCTGTGATACTGTCTTCTATCACCACAACGAACACTTCAGTGAGCATACTACCCACGAATATCGTGATGGTGAATTTGTAGAAACGCCTATAGATATGATCACTACCTATCCTGCCGCTGAAACATTTCAAGCTCCGATATGGTTATCCAAGCTTGAATCAGTTGATCGTCAGCTCTTTCAAATATTTAATGAAATGTATTCTTCATATACTTCTGACCATTTCATTCTTTCGTCCATCGGTTTACGGACGATTTTTGATCGAACTGCTGAACTGTTACAAATTCACCCCGGTTTGCCGCTTGGTGAAAAAGTTGAAAAATTAAAACAAGATGGAGTCATAGGCGACACTGAGGCATGCGTTATATCTTCAGTAATTGATGCAGGAAACGCCGCCGCACATCGCAGTTGGAGCCCGAATAAAAGTGAGTTCGAACAAATGCTAGAAGCTATAGAAAGTTTTGTCCAAAGAACTATCTTGGGCAAAAAATCACTTGAACATATAACCAAACAACTCCCACCTCGGGTTACAAGACCTAAAAATAGTGCATAATCCGCGATCATCAATGTGGCGTAAGGTTATGGTTTACTTGCTACAGGGAATTTTTTATACACCGTTGAAATACCCAGATCATAAATCAGTGCGACTTGCTGCTGATATATTCCCGATTCAATCAACCTGCCAGCCTGCCCCCATTGTTCTACTGTCAGCTTTGGCTTTCGCCCACCGTTCCTCCCTTCTTGTCGTGCTGCGGCAAAGCCGCCCTAGTACGTTCGACAATAAGCTCTCGCTCCATTTCAGCCAAGGCACCCATCACATGAAAGAAAAAGCGCCCCATTGGTGTGCTGGTATCAATAGCATCCGTCAGGCTGCGAAAATTAACGCCACGTTCGCGCAACTCTTCCACCAGCACGACAAGATGCCGCATACTGCGCCCCAGTCGGTCCAGTTTCCAGACCACCAGCGTGTCACCTGCCGATAATGTCCTGAGCAGCTTTTTCAGTCCTGGTCTGTCGGACTTTGTACCGCTTATCTTGTCTTCAAAAATCAGCTCACATCCTGCACAGTTCAGCGCATTACGTTGTAGATCGGTATTCTGGTCATTTGTTGATACACGTACATAGCCAATAAGTATGTTAAATCCCCCTGGTAAAAGCAGGAATGATGCCATTTGCTTGTTATTTCTTCATTTTCATAAACGTTGGTTTGGGAGAAACGATAAATAAAGCCTCCGGAGCTATGCAGAAATCGGCTAATGGAGCTGATATTTCTGATGTATCAGCCTTCCGAAATGCGCTCCAGTTAGGGACCGCCGCAACACGAGATGTTGGAGCAGATAATGCCTCGAAGTTACTGGATTTAGACAGCTTCAGGTCAATGATGTCAGGGAATGGCTACATCTACATTCCATGCATTGCGACGACAGGAAACCCGGTGAAACTTATGTTGCAGTGGGGAACGGTGGCAACACAAAAGGGAGCTGATGCTGGATATGCCTTACCATTTGCTTTTCCCTATGCAGGCTTATTTGCGACCGGAAACCGTGGAACATCTGGCTACAATGCCGCGATGAATGTGCGTATTGCCAGCAGAACGCATATCAGTATTCAGAACTGGTCGCCATCCGGAGAGGGCACCGAAGATTGTTGTTTTATCGCGCTGGGGTATTAAGAATGAATAAATTTTATAAAGGCTCTTTCTATCCGAAAGCACTAAAAGAGGTATATATCAGCGCCGGTTCATGGCCTGAAAATGGCGTTGATGTTGATGATGAAACAATGGCAATTTACACAGGCGTAGCGCCACAAGGCAAAACGCTGGGGGCTGATAAAAATGGTAATCCTGCGTGGATTGATATCCCGCCACTCTCCGCTGAACAACAGATTATTCAGGCTGAACAGAAAAGAACGGTATTGCGCTCTATGGCTGATAAGGAAATAGTCTGGAGACAGGATGCTTTTGATGCGGAAATCGCGACGGCAGAAGAAACCGCCGCGTTATCTGAATGGAAAAAATACCGAGTCTTGCTGATGCGCGTTGATACATCAAATCCCGTCTGGCCTACGCCTCCGGGGGAGCAGGCCAATTGATATCCGGCGCGGTGCTGGTATCAGTTGCCGTCACCGCGTCAATGTAATCCAGCACGACGTTAAGCCGGGTGGTTTCTGTCTGCGTCAGTTTTCGCCCGGCCTGCAATTTCAGTTGAATCAGATTAATGGAAGCCATTGCAGTATCAATCAGCGACTGGCGTTGTGTTTCTGCCGCTTCTACAGCGGCACGATGTTGCGCATCTGTATCGGTCACCCATTCCTCACCATCCCATTTATCGTATGGCGTTAACGGTGCGACAGTGGTTATGTTTTCAGGGTAATCACCCGGAGTGGCAATTTCTGCTGCCTCACGGGTTTCTGTGTTATAGACTGTCTCACCCCGATGGTCCGGCACATACTCCCACGCGGTCAGGTCAGCAGTGCGGCAAATCATATAACCAGCCCGCCTTTCCCCGGGGGCATCAGTGCATGAATGTGCAGGAAGGCCAACGCCCACAGCCAGATATTCGGTTGACGTGCAAAGGTATTCCCGCGTCTTATTATCGTAGCTGTGGACAACAACCTCTCCTGCAACTGTTGCCAGCCGCGATTCATTCAGCACCGCTGTAGTCATGGTGTTCTTGCTCATCATGCAGCCCTTACGATGTAGTTAAATGCAATGTTACGTGGCCTTGCATAACCCAGATACTGAATCCCCCAGGCTCCCACTGGAACGGGGTTCCAGATATGTTCTGTAGGTATACTTTTCGCTCTGAGAATATCTGAATTGGTTTCAGTTTTATCCCATCCCAGCAGGGCAATGTCGTTTACCGAAAACTGCACCACGCTGTCGGGTGATATATTGGCTTCCTGAACCAGATAAGAGCCTTTTTGCCACGACAACAACGTCCGGCTACTGTCCACTCCGCGCCCGTCATCCCAGCCACGAATAAATTCACCACGTAAATCAGGCAATATATTTGTCGGGTAAGCCTTTGCCAGTTCCGGGTATTCTTCAGCAGAAAATGCCGCCCCGTTGCATTTCAGCCAGCCTGTTGGCGGAGTGGTGGAAGGCCACGGAACAGGCACACCAACGGGTAATGCAGAGCCTTCTCCCAGACCAAGGTTTTCGAGAGCCGTTTTCACCGTGCCATCCGATTTGATATCGCCAAACGGATTCTTGCGGCTTAACAGCAGCGCACGAAGTGCGGTAAGCAGCTGGTCGTGCCGCGCCTTCTCCAGACTGGCACCGGATGCCTCAACAACGCTACAAAGTTCTTCCTGCAACATGTCAAAGTAGTCATCATCCAGATCGGTGGCAGGTGTGCCGGTCTGGGGGTTACCACGGGTAAAACCGTTCTTACCCGCGCCGAACTTATCCTTCTGCGCGGTTTTCGTGTCTATACGATGCATGGATTACTCCGGATATTTAAAAATTACGTAGGTATGCGAAGGGCAGAGTTTGTTAAGCACGCACTCGACAACGGTGTCGCCCCAGATACGCAGTGCGGAATCACAGGGATCGCCACATGTCATCCAGGTGGTGTTGGTGGCGGCTGGCATGTTGACCTGCCAGTAATACCGCCATTCCGGCGCATTCACTGCGTCAGTACAGGCCGATGAGCAGGTGAACGTGCTTTTATCGTATCGCGTGATAGTGGCGTCTGGTCTGCCCAGGGCAGCAAGCTGTGCAAGATAAAAATCCTCATTGATGCCGCCCGCCAGATTAACCTTCGCATCCAGCCGTTGCTGACGCTGGCGAAGGGTCTGTGTCCCTGCGGGAATACATTCATCCGGCAGACCGCACAGACGCTCCCAGCGGTTTATCAGTTCGGTGGTGGTGCGCGGATCCAGCTCCCGCATCAGGGCATCCGCACGCTGATGAACGCGGGTTAATGACGGTGCCGCACCGGCAATCGCCGGATCGCTGACTGACCACGCCGGACCGGGCGGCAACAGTGCCGACAACAGACGGATATAATCATCGTTTGTCACGTCCATGAAATCGTCCCCAGAACCGCCAGCTCATTTTTTGCAATGGAGATATTGTCCGCCGGGGCAAGCAACTGATGGCTGTATTCCCCGTTCGTACCGGAAATCGCTTCACTGATACGTGACACCTTCAGTTCTCCCTGCGGATAACCATCACGCAGCAGGAACGAACGCAACTCGGCGGTGATGGCAGCCCGTATTTCCGGTGTGTCCGGCGTCACGCGGATATGAAAATCCACTTTATGCGCCACCGGCCTGAATACATACAAATCAGAGCCTGCCACCGGGGCCAGTGGCCCGATATGTTGTCTTGCCGCCGTTTCCGTTGACTCTTCCGGAATGGGATTAATCAGGTCACTGCTGGCAATCATCACACCGACAGTCCCCGTTCCCATCCAGTGTCGGTATGTCCATGCGCGGGTAATGCCGGGCACTTCTTTAGCCCAGACGACATAGTCCCCGTCAGCCCCGCCCTGCGGCGTCCAGTAATACCGCTCAATGACGCGGGCGCGCCACGTTTCCAGCTCTTCAGTATCAAATCCGCCAGTCAGGATGTCAGCCACACCGGAAGACGGCAGACCATTCACCGGCGTGACCAGGATTAATGCCGTACCGTCGTCAGCGTTACCGACCGCACCTGCACTTGAGCAGGCGATCGGCACGCGCAGGACACCACCGGAGCTGGTTGCATCGACAGTTGCCGTGTACTGAACCAGGTCATCGCGCTGAATAACACTCCCGGCGGTCACCTTCAGGCCATCGCTGACACCTTCCCAGCGCATATACCCGCTGGCAGCCGTGGCCCCCTTGCGCGGACACCGTTTCATCGCAGCATGTCGCGCCAGCCAGGACTCATCGCACAGGTCAGGCAGCATGTTCATTGCCAGATAATCGATGTACCCGTAAACCGTATGCAGCGCCGCCGCATACACCTTTGCCCGCACGTCTTCATCCATGCGCCGGAGCGTGTCGCTGACGTCCAGCCTGGCGAATAAATCGTTACGGAGCATACTGATATTTTCTGCCAGCGTCGGGCGCTGAAATTCACTGTCCGCCATGCGTTATCGCACTCCACAGATCATCAAAAGAAATCATTACCGGTCCGTCACGACGCCAGAGAGTGATACTGTTACCCAGTTCATTAATCCCGGTGCGGCGGATATCCAGATCAATACGGGACACCACGCCATCATCAATCATCCATTGCAGGCATTCGCGGATATACCCCCTTACCGTCTGCACCAGCTGATTGGTCAGTTTGCTGCGCTGAAGCAGCCACAGTCGGGAGCCGTAACGGTCATTCTGTACCGCAGGCCAGGTATCCCCCCACCATCCCATCGGGACGTCGGCGTTGTCATCAGGCTCCGCCCGCCGCCAGGTAAACAGGGAAATCACCACGGCGCGGGTCAGCGGATCCAGCGGTGCGCTGGCGCAGGTGCGTTTACCGTTCACCGTCAGCCACAGTTCCATCATGCCTCCATCGCTTTATCCGGTTTGTCGGTGTTACTGCCCTGACCGTTCTCTCTGTGACTATGCCCGTTATAGGCAAGCCGCATCGCTGACATGGTGGTGCCGCCGGAGTCGCACAGGTCTTTCACCTGTCCTGTCACTTCCAGGTCCATTTCAAAACGTGCTTCAGGTGCATTGCGAAACGTGATCGTTTTACCTGCACCGTCCACCACGATCCCCTCCCGGGTCAGCGTCACGGACTGCCCCTGATCGTCATAGACAGCCACCTCACCCGTCTGCAGCCCTTTCAGGCGGTAGCGACGGTCCGACACCGTAACAACCACCGCATGAGAACGGTCGCCATCCGGAAACAACACCACCGCTTCCGCACCGCTGTTTGCCCTTGCGGTAAAACCGTAGGGTTCAAGATGTTCAACCCCGGCTTTGGGTTCACCGGCAATCAGGAACACATCCACGGTCTGACATTTCGTGGCGGCACTGATGCTTTTCACCACGGCCCGCCCAATCAGGCCGAGGAGTTGTCGCTGCATGGCTTCAATCGTCCTCATCAGAACGGGTCCTCCTGTACTCTGGCTTTTTTCTTTTTCCGCGCGCCGGGGGCTTCGGGTTCAGGCAGATAAGCATCAGGCGGGCCGACACGGATTTCCGTCAGGGTGCCGTTCTGGTCCTGAGTAAACGTGACTTCCGAAACAAGCAGTTCGGTATTGTCGAAACCACAGACCGGATCAAAGACAATCACCCGCTGGTTGGGCTGCCACAGCGTACCGTTACCCTGTCGCCAGCCCTGCACCACATAGGTGGTTTCATCCGTCCGCGCCGCCCGTTGTCGGGCTTCAAAGTCCGCACGGGCAATACAGCCTGCCCCCGTAGCCTGCCCTGTCTGCCTGATATACATCGGACGGTAACGGGCAATAAATGCGTCCTCTGTGCGGGCCCGCAGCGCGGTGGTGGTGGCCTCACCGAAATCATCGTCGTTTCCGGCACGCTGCCCCGCCACCTGGTAAACTGAAAACCGCTCCCGGATACTCTTCTCCGTATCGCAGGAAAGGATGTTTTCCCCGAGTACCAGCGCAGTATGTGCCCGCGTTGAGCCAATACCACCAATCACCAGCCTGCCGTGCGGGTCGTCGTAAGCCAGTGCCTGCTGCTGACCGAGTATTTTGTTGATTACCTCAATCACCGTTTCACCGTGATCGGGCTGGACGTCAGGAATAACACCCGACTGCGCACCGTTGTTCACCACCTCAATGCCGAAAGGCGCAGCAAGCGCCTGCGCAATCTGTACCAGCGATCGTCCGTTAAACTGTGTCGGTTCGGCTGCACAATCAATCAGGTCAGCGGTCAGACTGCGTCCGGCAATACCGGTGCTGACCGAACGGGAATCGTAACGAACGGGCGTCGCCTCCACCCAGCCGGTGATCACCAGCTCATCACCAATCAGCACTTCCACTTTTGAACCGTTTTTAATGCGCGGCTGAAGCGTGGTGATACCCTCATCTCCCGGCCACTGGCGGGTGATCTCCACACTGAAATCCCGCGCCAGCCGTTCAATACCGGCACCGATGCGCACCGATGTCCAGCCATTCCACTCCCGGCCATTTACCCGTAGCGTGACATTGTCGTTCATTGCACTGGCACCTTCAGAGGGATCACCGGCACAAAGCCGGGATGCGTAATGGCATTACGCCGGATAATGTCCGCGTCACGCGCCGCGTTATCAAACCAGGTCGCCGCCAGCACCAGCGCGGGTAAAACCTCATCCGGTGTGCGCTGAATGATCCGTGCAGACTGTTCAAGGCGCGTGTTGATATCCGCATTCAGATCTGCTTTCACCCGGCGCAGCGCCAGAAACAGCGCATCACTGGTTGTACGGGACAACTCCTTATCAATTGCCATATTCAGTGTGTCGCGAATGTCGGTCAGTTCTTCCCACGTTGGCAGGTCAACCGTGTTTTTCACCGCCGGTGCATTGTTCAGCACCGGATGCGTGACGGCAGGCCAGCCGGAGCTCTGCGCGGGTGTTGTTGACTGCCCCACTGCGGCATTCTGCATCACCGCAGAAGTTGTTGGCGCAGGCAATCGGGTAACGGCATACGCCGCTTCGCTGATTGCGGTCATACGAAGGGTGCTGGCAACCACGTTACGCTGCTGCGTCGCCGTGGCGGTGGTTTTACTGTCCGTTTTCCAGACGCCGCGCGGTTGCAGATCGCTGCCGAGGCTGACACCGGAAAGCGTTTTGATCATGGTGACCAGGTCGCTGGCGTTACCATAAAGGCGTTTCCCGGTACGCCACATTTTCTGCACCTGCTCAACGAAATTTTTGCCTGACGATGGCGGCGGCAGAAGTACCGAGATATCCCCCTGCAACAGCCTGGCGGCATCCGATACGGCAGAATCCACCACTTTCATCGCATCAGAAACATACCCAAGCATTGTGCTGGCATTACCGACGACATCGTTCTGCACAAAATCTGCCACGCCATCGATACTGAAACTACTGAAACTGTCACTGATGCAGTCATCCAGTGCAGAACAGGATGACATCAGCGTCTGCGCCGTCGCCGCACCTGATGTGGGGTAAGAGAGTTCTCCCGCTTCGACAAACTTCAGGTCAAAGCGGACAATACGCCCTTCACTCTTCGATGTGCTGACCCGAACTTCCCCGTCAACACAGACTTTCAGCTCACCATATGTCGGGTGGACAAGCGTGCCGGGACCGGGTTTATTCAGCGCGTCAATCAGGCGATCGCGCTGGTCAAAGCAGTCATCTCCCACCACATAAGCTGTGATGGACGGGCGGAAAGTGACTTTTCCCAGATCTTCGGTATAGGGCTTGTCGCGGTTCGGGTATTCATGTGTTTCCACACGGCGACCGGTTCCCGCACTTTCTTCTTCAACCTTAAACGGCACACCTCGAAATGATGCTTCAAGTAGCTTTTCACGCCAGCCACTTCGAGAATCAGAGGATAGGTACGAAGAAATATGAGAAAAATCCATGCCGTCACCTCAAATAAAAACCGCGTGTAAACGCGGTTTTTTATTAGGTAATAAAATTAAAGATCATAATCAAAATTATGAGTATCTATTCTACATGATGAATAAGTAATTCCGCTTTCACCACTAATATTTACGCCAGCCTTTACCTTCCCTGTCTTCGTAACATCAACAAAGAATTGCCCTCTTGGCATTTTAAATGCAAAAGAGAAACCAATAATTTCCGAGGCAAAGTCATTTTCATCCTCACTAATTGGTACAATAAAAGCCAATGGTGCAGATTGTGAGTTATTTTCAAAATCAAAAACACCAATTCCTTTATTAAACTCGTAGGATGCTTTTTTTATTAAAAGAGTTCCACTTGCCGACTTTGCTGGGCATATTACAGACAGTCTATTTATTCCCCCTACATCTAGATCTATATTCTTATCTGCTGAAGTTTTAACGTTATCTATAAAGTATGTAGCAAGCTGCTTTTCCGTTACTGGCTTCGCAAAGGAGTTTAATGGCAATCCTGCAGCCAACAACAATATAAACATTTTCTTCATATTCTCTCCTACATTCAGCACAAACTTTACCACTCAATAACCCTACTTGATTAAAGTAGGGTTATTATCGTCTGAATGGAGAATACCCCACATCGTGCGTGATTTTCATCAGGGGATCGGCTTTGCCCGGTACATCAATTATCTTCATACCTGGCGGAGCATTCTCGAACGTGACTTTCAGTTCGCTGTGCTGTGTCATGGAAGAAGATGGATTCAACAACGGAACATTGGGTTTGTACTGACTCAGGCTGGCCTGATACTGCTCGTACTCTTTACGATCAAAAAAAGGCGTCCAGTCTGAAGCCAGAAACAGCCCTTTATTATCCAGCCAGTTAACCGTATCTTCAGGAACAACACTTTCCAGAGTATCTTTAACCGGCTCATACATCAGGGTTCCCAGAAAACCATATACCCCGGCCTTCCCGATAAAGCCGCGGCCTTTCCCCATCAATCCCGTTTCTGCCGATACCTTCCCCAGCGTACGCATCTCTCTGGTCACTGCGGTAATGGATTTGGTAACGTCAGCAACCCATTTGGTTGCCATAAACAGGGCGATCGCTTTCAGAACAGTTTCCCATCCCCCCATCGCCTGCGCCGTTTCATCCACCACGCGCCAGACTTTTTTTATGACAGGACCTACGGTTTCCCAGTTATCAATAATGAGGTAAGCGCCACCGACCAGAAGAGCAATCAGCCCCTTAGCAGGCGTCATATTCATCACACCGCCGAGAACTTTCATGATTCTGGACAAAGAGCCTGCAGCGGCCCCCACTGTCAGTAAAGCCAGACCGATTTTAGCAATGGTCTTAACGAGCTCCGGGTTTTCACGGACAAACGTTCTCACTTCCTCAAGGAGCGGTTTTACCGCTTCAAGACCATCATTAACCTCAGGAAGAAACGTTTCCCCCAGCGTGGAAGAAATGGCATCAAGTTGATTTTGCAGAAGTAAAAGCTGGTTTTCCGTCGTCGCTGCCCTCGAAGCATATTCCTTCTGCATCGAACTGCCATACTGCTGGGAATCCGCAACCCGCCTGAAGTTGGTACGCAACAAATCAAGGTTAGCCAGCAGAGGTGCTATCGCGCCCAGAGACTCTTTCCCGAACAGGGCATTCAGCACAGCTGCCTGTTTTTCTTTAGGCACTTTAGCCATCGCATCCAGTACATACAGCATGGTTCCCCGGGCATCTTTCTGCATATCAGCAGCTAATTTCTTCGGATTGATCCGCAGAAAACGCAATGCCTGTTTCTGCGATTTTGTCGCGGAATTTCCCGCGGTCAGGGAAAGCATGAAGTTCTTGATCCCTGTGGCGGCAATTTCTGACTCCACACCCATCCCGGCAATGGTTGCCCCCATCGCCGCGATTTCGCCGGAAGCCACACCAGCAACACCACCTAAAGGACCAATACGCGTAACAATATCGGAGATTTTCTTCGCATTCGCCGGGCCGGTATTACCAAGGTAGTTGATTTTGTCAGCCAGCCCGGCCACTTCATCCTGCGTCATATTAAACGCAGTACGCCACTGGGCCATCATCTGCCCGGACTCTTCAGCCGTGGTATCAAAGGCCACGCCCATCTTCACCGCATCAGTGGCAAACTGCATCAGTTCATCACGTGCAATCCCGGCCTGACCGCCAGCCGCCACAATTTCCGCGATCCCGTCTGCAGACATGGGAAGCTCAGTAGACAAAGCGCGTACCTGCTCCGTCATGGCCTTAAACGCATCCGGCGTATCCAGACCGTCCACCACTTTGCGGACATCAGCCATTTTCGATTCAAGGGTGATGGCTGATTTTACAGGGAGTGCCAGTGCCCCCATTATTGCAGTACCCGCCCCGGCAGCGCCCAGAGCAAGGCTGGAGACTTCTTTCTGAAACCCCTTAAGCTGACGCTGCATACCTTTAAGCGGGCCGGATAGCCTGTCAACGGCGGTGATGATGGCTTTCAGCTGAAAATTATCAGCCATGCTTCATCTCCTCATTTATACGGACGGCCTCTGCCTCCAGATCAGCAAAGTGGGAAATAGCCGTTCGGCGAAGTTCAAGGGGGTTTAATTTCCAGAACCACGCGACATTGTAGAATCGCTTCCGGAGGTCTCTTCCGTCTCCAAGCCGGTAAAAAAACGCATTACAATCATGCCTGCCTTGAAAATATCCAGCTTCGTCATCTGCGCTGCAGACGAGCGCGGGATCCCGGCCAGAAGCGGGATATATTTCAGCGCCACCTGACTGTCCATTTTCATACCACCATCAGGCGAAACAGAGAAAGGGAACCCCAGCGCCTCAATCTCGTCATACGTAGGCTCACGTATTTCCAGCACATGCAGTGTTTCTTTGTGGGCGATGATCGGTTTTTTAAGTACAAGCTCAATCACTGGTAATCCCCTTCTTCACCGTGGAACTCAAGATCAACCGTGCCTTCTTCGGCATTATGGTTCGCTTCACCGTGCAGCCAGGCAGACGACAATACATAGACCTGACCGTTCGCCAGCTCGGCAGTGATGGTCATCTCATCAGACGAGGTGATTTTGCTCACCGGAAAATTCTTCGGCACCTTGAAGGTCCCTTTGACATAAGGTGCACGGTGAGTTTCCTTGCGGTCCACTGAACCGTCCAGGCCGATGATGTCATCATTAACCGTCCTGTTCATGGGCACCTCAATGCCGCCGGTCAGCGATAGCTGCTGACCGTCAATTTTGAAATAACAGGTTCCCCCGATACGGGCCATTATGCAGACTCCTCTGAATACTGAAGACGGAACTGGTTAACCACGGCAAAGACACGCAACTGGTTAACATAGTCAGGCGGGAACAGCGTGTTCAGGCGGTTCGGATCGCTGGCATCACGCTCCACAACCAGGTACTGCTTAAACAGTTCGTAGTTTTCCACGATCCCCGCACGCTCAAGCTGACGGTAGGTTGCCAGCAGTTCCCCTTTGATCACCGCCGGGGTGACAATCGCCTGACCGGGACCAAAGCGGGTACCGTCACTGGCAAGCTTGTGACGCCCGTACTTACTGGTAATGACGGATTTCAGTTTGCGCAGTACATACGCGCTGGTATGCAGCGTCTCACTGTCGAGGTAGCTGTTATCCGCAACCCCGTAAGCGTTTTTCCTGTACGTGGTGACATCACGCTGAATGCGTAGTACCCCGCTTTCGACATACGCCGTTGCCACGCCATGAGACAGCAGGGTCTGTTGTTCGGTCATCGTGAACCGTTTCCCCTTCGGCGCAGGCAGCATACCCACCAGCTCACCGGTCTGCGTGGGACGTGCCGGATCGTTGCGAATAAACACCGCTGCGCGGGCGGTACGGCTTGCCGCCAGCTCGTCGGCAGGTGTCTGGGTCTCTTTTTCGTACCCCGCCAGGGTAATGTGCTGCTGGTTAAACTGATCACCTGCGGTCACCAGTTCTGACAGCGTGCCGATCTTTGCCGTATACACATGACCATACAGCTGACGCGCATAGCTCCAGCGACCGCTGATATCGTTCATCTCGGTCACCAGCGTGTTAACGGAGGCAGTGTCGTTGAACGGCAGACCGATATAATCAAACGGCTCATCCGCCATTGCAGCCACCGCGCCGGTGAGAACAGGAGCGCCCGTTCCGGCGGTCCCCGCCGCCACGGCAATCTGTACGCCCGCTGGCAGCACTTCGCCCCCACCAAAGCCGTAGTAATTGAGGCTGACAGGAATTTCATTCCCGCAAAGCCCCTTATGACGCGCGGTCAGCGTGACCACGCCTGCCGAAGATGAGGCCGTAAACGGCAGGGCCGGAACGGCATTGATGGCATCCTTGATACTGCTGGCAATCGTCGCGACGTTATCGCCGTTGGTCACCGGTGCCTGCACGCGGGTACGTCCCACATAAACATTTACCGTGCCGGTTTCGGTTGCCGCCCCGGTCACCGTCAGCGTAACCGTTGCCGCCGCGCCCGTGGATTCAGGAACGGCAATCACATACAGTTCACCAAACGGGTCGGTCTGGCGATAAGCCTCGACCATACGCGCCAGCTGACTTCCCGCACCACAAATCTGGCGTGCATAGTCTGCCGACGGCATCAGCACCAGACTGTTGGCAACAATCTCTGCACCGTTATTGGCATGACCAATCAGCAGTGATGCTCCGCTGTCCTGTGCAGTATTCGCCGCCTGGTTATCCATTTCCGCATAAAAAATCGGAACCAGCGTATTCGACGGAATGGTGTTAAAGCTTATCGTCATCGGTATTCACCTTTTCATTCACGCGCCGGATATCACCCACTGCTTCACGGCGCAGCCAGTAGTTGTTCTCATCAACATTTCGCCCCTCGGCGGGCAAAAGGTCGCCGCGGGCAGGGTCAGGTACTGACCGCCCTTTAACAGGTTTCACAAACATGATGATCCTCAGGAAGGAAGGGTTATTTCGGTGTGATGTTCGATATCGCCGTCGGGCCCGTTACCGGGATCGAGATAATCAACATCAATCGCCAGCGTTCGCAGTTCATCCAGACTGTTCAGGTCATCCTGCTGGCGGGTATCGTCTTCAGTCAGCTCGCTGATGACCGAAAAATCGAACTGATAAATCAGCTCATGACGATTCAGATCCAGCAGCGTGCCGCCGTCATAGGTAATCGGGTTACCGCACGCTTCCGGGTTCCAGCCCAGCAGGGCCTTAAAGAGCATCTGCCGGACATCGTCCACCACATCATACGAGGCAAACTGACCGCGCTCATCACGCCCGTTACTCAGTATGACAACCACGGAGAAACCCTCTTTCAGCTCCTGCCAGTAGTCGGTCTGGCTTTTGTTTTCTCCCGGAGAATCATCCCCCGGTACCACATATGCCGCCGGGAGTTTCAGCTTTCCGACCTCCGGCAGATTTTTGAACTGGGCCGCGCCTGCCACCCGGTTTTCAAAATACGGGCAGCGGGCACGCAGCGCAGCAATAACAGGAGTCAGTTTCATGTTTTTTTCCTTCTTACAGGACGTAATGACCGCTGTAACTCACGGGACAGTAACTTTTGTGTCCAGTAACGACGCTGGTCGATGACATCAGCCATAAAGTTATTACGTGGTGCCAGCCGCCAGCGGGATGAATGCTGCTTTTTCTGGCGCTTATCCTTTTTGCTCATCCCGTATGCGGCATGACGCACACCGTAATACAGAAACGCCGGATAATACGCAGAACCTTCAGGAAAACGCCGGTTACCCTGCCCGTTTTTCTGGTTAGGGGAAATCCTGACCATCAGGCCAGAACGACGGGAGCTTTTACGGGGGACGTAATAACCTATAGAACGCGCAAGTCGTCCGGTCTGATAGCCGGGGTTTTCACCTGGAGCAGACCGACCACGTCGCATCACCAGCCGCCGGGCATCACGCATATAGACACGCCCGATTTGAACAAATGCCCTTCGGAGCCTGGCACGGTTAAACTCCATCTCCTCCGGTTGTTTGAAATCAACGTGTAAAAATGCTGTCTGATCCACTGCGTCCTCCCATTTGTTCTTCGGCACCCAGTTCCGTACACTCCAGCAGCAGAAAGCGCCGCGCCCCGTTCAGATCACGCTGACGTTTCACCCGGTACACACTGTCATCACAGACCACCTCATAATCAGCAGTGATCCCCCAGCGGTAGCGAATGGTGATGTAATGGGTGATGGCGTCTCCGATCTGCGCGGTTTCCTGCCAGGTGGTGGCACTGGTCTGGATAACCTTCGCCCATGCCCGGAACGCAACCGGGTATTGAGGCTCCACGCCAAAGTTATCCGCGGGCATATCCACCCGCTGGCGGATCAGGACACGTTTATTCAGTTCGCCGGGGTCCGGCAGAATGTAGGTTGCGCTGGTCTGCGCCTGACGAATTTTCATAGTGGTATAAGGCGATAAGGAGCAACCAACCAGTTAAAACTCATTGGCAACTCCATTTTCTCAACGTCTGTAACCGTTGAGCGGTTTTCGTAGAAATGGCTGACAAGTAGCAGGAGCGCCAGCTTCACATCATCAGATATCACAAGCCCATCAGGATCATCCGCAGGCCTGTCATCTGCGGTTGCATACAACGTACGGTTAAGGAAGTTTTCCGTCCGACTCTGAGCGGCCTTCCCAAGCAGTTCAAGCAACTCATCTTCATCAGAGAAATCATCATCCAGACGAAGCTGAAGCTTAATCTCTTCCATTTTTAACAGCATAAAACCTCCTGTGCCCGCCAGAACGCGGGCACAAAAAAACCGCATTACGCGGCGTGCTGTATTACGTAAAAAGACTAATCAACCACCAACGCTACCTTTCCCCACCAGCGCTTTAATGGCAGAGGTGTCTTCCAGGATACAGTCAAAACGATGGAAGGCCAGAAAACCGGTCTGATCATATTCCGCGTAACGCTCAACCAGACGTTTAAGAATCATGTATCGCACACGACGGATAATGAAGCGATCAAAGTCACCACAGAACATGAATTTTTTACCCGCCCCGATATCATCAATTTCCTGATCAATGACATACGGTACATTCAACACTGAAGCAGGTGCCACACCAACAATATCCGGCAACCATAAAGGGCGTCCCTGACCGTCTTCCATCTCACTGATCAGTTTCAGCGTATTATCGTTAAACGCCAGGCGGAATTTCGGTCCGCGACGATATGCAGGATCAATGCTGTGTTTCAGAGCCAGAATTTCCTGCCATTTCACCGCATTTGCCGCGGCAGTCTGTGTTGTGCCGGTCACTGATGCTGCCAGCCCTTTGGGTTGTTTAGGCGTACCAGCACCAGTTCCCTGAATCAGATAACGGGCTTCACCACGACCAATACGTTCAGCAATGCGACGGGCAAGATAAGCTTCCATATCGATCGCGCTGTCCTGCAACAACTCATTAGACACACGAATGATTTTCGATGTCATTTTGAGCGCCCCAAGGCTTCCCATACCGAAATCGGTGTCTTCTTCACCGGCTTCTTCATTTTCGCCCAGCAGAACACCAACTTCGGAAGTACCATCAGCTGTTGCCCACTCCATAGTGCGACCGTCAGAAGTGGTCAGAATCTGCGCCACACTGGCGATGCCACCGTAGGATTTCATCTTCTCAACAACTTTCGCCAGGAATGTTTCTGGTACGGTATATCCGCCCTTTTCATCCTGAGCTACACCCTGAGCACGAAGTTCACGCAACGCCTTTCGTTCTTCTGATGTCAGCTCACTGGCACCGTGACGCATCCACTTATCAAAAACCTGAGCTCGTTTCTCATCCTGTTGCGGATTGTTTTCCGGATCAAGATTCTGACGCTGCTCTTCCTCATTGCTTTCAATGTACGCCTGATCCTGACGACGCAGTTCTTCTTCGCGTGCAATTCGTTCATCAAGCGCTTCCAGTTCGGATTTTGCTTTGTTCCACTCAGTGCGCTGCTCTTCCGTCCATGCGTTATCACCAATTTTTTCATTCAGGGCGCGCATGTCAGTTGCGATAGTATTACGTTTCTGTTTCAGTTCATGCAGTTTCATGATGTTTCCTTTACGCGTTAAGAAGGGTCAGGACGCGTTCACGCGCCATACGTTGATTAATGGCTTTCTGTAGCGCGCCGCTGTTGCGCGCCTCCTGCCATGCTTTCATGGAGCGAACAGCCGAGTCAGCCTCCTGATAGGCAGGATATGTCACAGGACTGACATCCAGCAGACGGGAAAAGCGGGTTATCTCGCGAATAACAACCCCATCCTCATCCTGATACCACTCCTCACCGTCACGGGCGACACGGAAAGCGAAAGATGACTGGTTAATATCTCCACGTTGCATCGGGGCCAGCACCAGATCACGAATGGTCTGTGTCTCCGGAGCCTGGATGTCATAGCGTAATCCGCGCTCATCAACTGAAAGATTCAGCGTGCCTGCTGCACTACGCCCAAGAATAAAATTAGGATCGTGGTTAAACAGTGCGCGTACATCATCACCAAGCACATCGTCAAAAGCGCCGGGCCGGATGATTTCGCGGAATGAACCGAATATCAGCTCAGAACGACAGTCAAACACCGATCCATAACCGATAATGTGCGCCGGGTTATCGTCATGCCTCTCAGCACGCACCTCACCGCTGTAACAACGGATTTCACGGTCATTCATTGGTTTTTCCCTCATCATTTTTTGGGGGCTTAAAATCTCCTGCCGGGTTAGCAGCATTCACGCTTACCAGCATCTCATCCAGCCCTTCAACCGGATTCATATCCTCGAATGCGCGGGCCTCATTACGGCTCATCCATCCATCGGTAATAGCGAAGTGATAGAATTGCGCGCGCTCCTGCGGAGTTCCGCGTAAAAGCCCCGTCAGATTGAACCTGACGTAATACCCGGCGGCTAACTCAGCGCGGGTAAACAAGCGACGGTTAAGCTCCTGCTCCCAGTTCGTCACCCACGGCATCATCGTGTAGCGGACAAACTGAATCGCCTGCGCAGAAATATTGGAGAAGGTGGCTTTTTCGAGGTCATTAATCATGTGCGCAGGAATATTGAAAATACCGGCGATCATTGAACGGTTCAGCTTCATCATGTCAATGATCTGAGCGTCAACTGGCGACACAGTCAGTGCCTTGTAATCCAGATCGGCTGGCAGCAGCATGGTTTTGTTTTCCTGGCGGCGTAACGCCTGCGATGCCTTCTGCCACTGATCTTTAAGCCAGCCCCAGCTTTCCTTATTGAGTCCGCTTTTAACGGATACTATCCCCGCCGGACGGGCATTACCGCTGAAGAAGCTTTCTGTGTACTTCTGACCGCTCATCCCCATGCCTATTGTTTCGGCATGTTGCATAATCGGACTCAGCCCCATCTTCTGATTATTACCCAGCGCACGGATGTGGATCATATCGTCCGGACTGATCGCAAACGCCCCATATTCGTTGTACAAACCGTAGGTATATCGGCCACCAGTATTCATCAGCGTCGTTTCCCACGGCATACAGCAATCCAGGGATATGACTTCACCGCGACGATTACGTTTCACCCAGGTATACCCATTCCCCCAGCCAAGGATGTGACGTTGCTTCAGTTCGCGCCATTTGTAGCTGGTTTGCCAGGTATTGGGCTCATCATGAACCAGATAAAACGCCGGATGATCGCGTGCGGGTTCAACCTTCCCCTTGTGCCTGCGCATAACATGCAACGGCATCTGGGCAAGGCTGGAAGACAGGACATAGATACAGGAATACACCGCAGCCAGTTTCATCGCAGTCTCAGGACTGACATAAACGTCTGCCCGGAACAGCCCATCAGTATCAACGGCATCACCGGTTATCGGGGTGGAAGGATTCTCCAGTGATTTACTTCTGAACAGAGCATCAAGCAGCACGCGTCCCCCTTCTGGCCATAGCCAGTGCGCCCACCAGCAGTAAAGCACCGGACAAAATCAGAGCCGGAGCCATACCAAACTGCAGGTAAACCCCGCACGTAAGCAGGCCAAAACCAGCCAGCCCGATAACATCAGCAATTAGTGATTTCATAGAATTAAGAGATCATCGTCCGGATCAAGAGATGAGAGGAAATCGTCAGGTTCTTTGAGCATTGCCCGACCGATCGTCATAATCAGTGCAACCGCACCATCGATTTTGTTTTCCGCCTGCTCCTTGACGGGCTTCACTAAATCATCGTTACCTGGCATGTTTTTGCCGACCACATTGCCGATACACCAGGTCATGATGGGATTGCCGTCATGATGAAAGCGCCCCGATTCAATCGCTGCTTCCAGCTCTTTCATCGGGTCGGACATATTGGCGAAGTTCTGGACGATAGTAACGGGATTCAGGTCTTCATCAGCAAGGTCATGTGACAGCCCGGTCGCCCCGAAAGGGTCGATGGGTGACTCACTGACCGGGCTGATTTTGTTCGCCGCTTTGGCCTCTTCGAGGATGTAGCGATAATCCACCTCTGCACCATCGGTAACGATCAGGACGCCCATTTCCACCCATTTCTGAAAGCGTTCGGCTGTCCGGCGATCTTCATTTTTCTCGACGCTGTACACCGTGTCATACGGTACCCAGAAGCGCGGGGCCACACTGTAGTAATGCGTTTTACCGTCAATCTCGCGGGTATAAAGTCGCGCCATGCTGTTCATATCCAGCTTACGCGCCAGGTCAAAGGCCAGAATGCACGGTTGCCCCTCGAACTGCTCAAGGGTCAGTGATTTATCCTCGCAGCTCTGCCAGCTCACCAGATTGAAATAAGCCGAACGCGCCGACACCCAGATATTGAGGTGTTTTGTTTTAAAGACGTTTGCCAGGCGGGCGTTATTTTTCGCACGCTGCTGCTGACTTAACAAAAATTCGCGATAAACCGACACGCCAATATTTGGATTGGCTTTTTCCAGCACCTGCGGGTCGGTCCAGTCGTCACCTTCGTCAACGGTATAGATGATCCCGAACAGTTCATCGTTAGGCACCGAGCCGTTGAGCATCTCGATGACTTCCCGCCGCTTGTCGTAGCACGGCCCCTCAATGTTGTACCCGGCGGTGGTGATGGCCCACATCAGTGGCTGACGTCGCGCCCCCATCCCGGTAAGCATCGTGGTGTAAAGCGCATCGGTGGCGTGCTCGTGATATTCATCCACCACCGCACAGTGGGGTGATGAACCATCACCGGGGTTACCGATCAGCGGTTCAAACCGCGCGCCATCCTCCGGACGGTTCATGTTTGAAGCGTTAACCTCAATCCCGAACGCTTCCGTCAGCATGGGTGTGCGTTTACACATCAGTCGCGCCGGGCGAAAGACTTCCCACGCCTGTTTCTCTGTCGTGGCACCGGAATACACTTCCGCGCCAAACTCGTTATCACAGGCAAAACAATACAGGGCAACACCGGCAGAGATTGCTGATTTGCCGTTCTTACGGGGGATTTCGGTATACACCTCCCGGAAGCGGCGCAACCGGGTGCCTTTATTGACCCAGCCAAACGCACAGCAGATCACAAATAGCTGCCACGGCTCCAGCGTGATGGGCATCCGTTTGAATGCCCACTCACCCTTGGTGTGCGGCAACAGCTGAATAAATTTCGCGGCCCGTTCAGCCAGGTCCTTGTCGAAGCGGTAACGAAACGACTTACTTTTTTCCGCCATCAGGTCATCAAGATGGCGCTGGCAGGCCTGAATCACAAACTGGCAGGCCACAATCTTTCCGCGCACGACATCACGGGCATACTGATTGGCAGCATTTACGTTGGGGTAAGATTTCCGGCTCATGATTCGATGATTTTCAGAAACGGGTTAGTGGCTTTCTTCTGCCCCGCCAGGCCAATCAGACGCTGGCGGCTGCTGGGGTCGAGTCCGAGCATTGCCCCCGTGCTGCTCATCTCGGACTCCTGTTCTTTTTTGGCGGTCAGCTCCGGATTTTTGACCATACCGCCCATTGCACCGGTGATGGTGTTGCCCTGTCTGGCAATATTTTTCACGGCACGTCGCCAGAACTCGTAGGCCACGCACCACCGCTCAAGCACCGCGAGGTCAGTCACGCACAGCAGGCCCTGACCGCAGAGTTCTTTAGTTGTCAGTTGCCACATGATCGTAGCGAGAGGGAGATCTTCTTCAGCGAACCACTCCGGTGGCTCAACACCTTTGATGGGCGTAAAAACAGGTTCATCTTTATTCAGGGCTCGCTTGCCGGGGTTTCCGGCCAGCGCCTTGCGCGCCGTTGGCTTGGGGCGACGCCCGGAACGCCCCGCCGTTCCAGCCATATGCGGCACTCCTGGTTAAATTTCATTTTTCGCGGGTATAAAAAAACGATGGGGCGGGCAGTCCGGAAGACGTCAGGCTGCAGGGATTTGACCCGCCCCTCCCCTCAGACAGTTGAGAATTATTATCACTTTAACCGTTCACGGGCCGTCTTCGCCTTATGACACGGCCAGCACAGACTCTGCAGATTACTGTCAGCATCAGTGCCGCCATGCGCTTTAGGGATGATGTGGTCAACAGTTTTCGCCTCACGCACCACACCAGCACGCAGACATAACTGACACAGACCTTTGTCACGCTTCAGAACACGCGCGCGGATACTGTCCCACTTCGAACCGTAGCCGCGCTGATGACGGGATTGTCCAGGTTTGTATTGCTTCCAGCCTTCGCTTTTGTGGCTTTCGCAGTAGCCTGAAGGGTCAGTAGTGGTATGGCGGCAGCCGCGAACACGGCAGGCTTTCGGGGTTCGTGGCGGCATTAATGCTTCCCTTTAAGTTATTACGATGGAACAGACCATAGAAATGGCAATAAAAAACCGCCCGGAGGCGGTTCAATTATCATCTCGATAAACTAAATCAGATCACCAATGTATTTTGCACTAATTGAAATTTGCATCTGAGGCATTCCGACCACAGATCCATTTAACAGGTAATCACGTCCTCGTTCCTGCAAAGAAAGACTCAATTCAAAGTTCTTTACCCCAGGGAAAACCGAGGTGACATTTAAATCATGCTGCGATACGCGCAGAATAAGTTGGCTACCGTCAATTTTTCCCTGATACGTAAAACCAAAATCTCCGCCGTTTACTGCATTGTTTTTGACAACTACGGTACCATTACCAAAATCACGTTGATTGCTTCTGAAAACAACAAAATAGATACCATCTTTCATGTGTAAAGCCCTTTAAAAGAGTCACCAAAATCAGGTGCTTTGTATCTATTGGGCCATCACATATCAAATCAAGGAACAAAACAAAGTTAACATCATTTTTTTTGCATGATGTGACCACGCTCAACTTCAATCCTTCTGATGTCAGCTTTATCGGTATTACACTGCGCCAATGCAGACAACAAGGCGACATTCAGATCTAAGCTCGAGCCCCACGTAAAATGATCAGGTAAATCAGGCTGAGGGGTTTCAGCCGTCAGGCTGGCTGGTAACGGAACTACCGGAACCTGGACGTAAACTGTTCGCGTACTTCCGCAACCGGTCAGCAGCGGCAGCAGGCACAGGACGTGAAGCACAATCATCATCCGCAACAGCCACTTTGATATCTTCCTGGGTTCTCTGTGACTCCAGTGCGATCTGCTGTTTTGCATGCTGGTTAGCCTCCAGTACTGTATTGACGATTTGCAGTGATTGCAGGATGTTATTGGTAATGGCAGTTGCCAATTTGGCATTTTGTACAGCCTCATCAGCACGTTTCTTTTCGTACTGATATTTGCTGTAGTAGTGGTTGGCTGACCAGATGAAAGAACCAATGACAGTAACGAAGAAAGCAGAGATAACCAGCTTATAGCTCAACTTCATTTACCACCCCACCAGCCTCTTTAAACCGGGAAATCAGGTCGCCAATTTTATGTTCATACTGACCGTAACCTGCACCAGGTAAAGACGCCCAGATATTGCTGCAACGGTCGATTGCCTGACGAATATTGCCGCGATCAATCATCGGTAAAGCGCCACGCTCTTTAATCTGCTGTAATGCCACTGAGTCCTGGCTTCTGGGAGAGAAGTCTTTCAGCTCAAGCTGCTTGCGGTAAGCATCCCACCAACGTGAAAGAAGTTGATAACGGCCTGCAGCTGTTGATTTGAGTTTCGGGTTTAGCGTGACAAGTTTGCGAGGGTGATCGGAGTAATCAGTGAAGAGTTCGCCACCGACAATAACGTCATAACCGTGGTTACGTGTCGGTTGTCGCCCGTTATCCGTTCCTTCTGACCATGCCACCATATCGAGGAAAGCTTTACGCTGGGAATTTAGTACCTGCATAAATTACTCCTTAGAGCCACCAAACTTATTACCGATTACTCTCATTGCAGCCCCACGAATAGCATCGACCCCGATCAGCCCAACGCCGCCACCAATGGCAACAGAAAGAGATTTAGGCCATCCGACATACTCAAGAGCGGATGCAAAAGTCAGTGTCAGGGCGCCACAGAGAAAAATCTCGAGCGTTTTTCGCTTCCAGCCACCACCACCGCCAAAATAGGCAATGCGCAAGCCAGCCATAACGATCGACATAATTACTGCGCCCAGTGGTGTGTCTCCACGCCACCAGCTCTGGAACAACTCCAGCCAGGTATTTGGGTTATGAGGCATTTGTAGTTATCTCTCACCTCGCTGAAACAGCAGGTGCAAATTGAGGGAACATCATGTACCGCAAATCAGAAGCGGAAACGTCAAAGAAGCCGAACCAATGGATAACTGCGGAATAGGCCTAGACCAACGAATCCCCAGCCCCAGAAACGACAAAACCCGCTCGATGGCGGGTTTAAGCTGTGTGGCGAAGTAACCACTCTTAACACGATACAATTTTTTTTGCGTACGCGTTAGTTTTTTATTACTTTACTTTTTGATACTATCGGCGTGGTTACAAACAAGGAGAACAGCAATGAGTAACTACTTGGAAGTTAAGAGAAAAATTGGTCAATATGCATGTGTTACTCGGTGGGGTTTTCCCTGTGCCGAGCGTGAAATCACTTTGATACAAAATGACATTAACTCCGCGATTCAAAGTGGTAAAGTTATAAGTCGTAGCATGCTCCAAGGCATTATCAGCCGTCATGTTCCCAATACCCATTTCTTAATCACCGACAGTGTGGACAACTCTGATCTTAACACTGCATTAAGAATGCTGGCGCCAAAACAAAAATGAATAATGATGTGTTTCAGATCAGCCCCGACGAAGTAACGTCGGAGCTGATTTCTGCAAAGGAAAGATTTTTACGTGGTATTCAGCCATACTTGTGTAATGGTATATCAAACCTTGCTGACCTACATGAAATTCAGCAGCATGCTTCAAAATATTTTAATACCGCTGTTAAATTAGTTCAAAAAGTAGATTTATGTAAACTGGATGACAATAAGACATTTGCCATTTCCTTAGTTGGAGACTGTCGAGCGGTTCTGGAAACTTATTTAGAATACTACGACATGATGGTGTCAAACATTAAATGCCTAGAAATTGATCCAAACAATATTGTACTGTATAGCAAAGATGGTCTATCAAACCTCCAAAGAATCATTAAAAAGTATTCATCAAAAGATATTTACACACCTATTATTGCTGAATTTGAGTCTCGAAATTTGCCAATCGATGGATTTACTATAGGCACACCAATGAATTGGAAATTAATTGTCACTGCCATTATTGGATTTTTAAGTTTTTGTATTTTTTTATCAATTACGCTGCTAATCCCAGATTTAAATGAATTTCAAAAGAAAATGATTTTCTCTTTATATTTCATGAGCGCGGCCGTTGGAATCTCGCCATTCATTGCAAATAATATAAAGGTCAATGGGAAGATGGCATTTCGTGGTTCGGAATTCAAAGTATCTGCTGTTGGTGGTTTAGCAGCATTGATTGTTTCTTTCATCATCCAAGTAATTTAGCAAAGAGGCCCTAAGGCCTCTTATAATCATAGCATTGATAGCACACCACTAACAAAACCTAATGCTGTTTGCATATCTTTTCTAATTGTCCCATCAGAACACTTACGCTTCTTCGCAATGGTGCGTAATGAAATACCAATAACAAAGTGGGCAATAACTAACTCATATTCTTCTTGTTTATATTTACGTAACCGTGCGACACAACCGTCTATCATGATACCTTCATCATCATCACACTGGAGGCGAGACTTTTTACCGTGTGGTAAAAGCCCCTTGAAGCCTGCTGCTACCGGCTGCCAGTCCACACCACTGTTGTCTGCTGCAGCCCATGCACCCCAGCGGTCCAATACTTCATACATATCACGCATCAACTTACTCCACAAAAATCAGGCCAGCACGCCTATTGCCAGCGCACGATCGATAAAACGAAATATCAGCTCCAGCTGGGAGCCATACTTCTCTTCAAATGCCACGGTATCCGCATGCAGCTCGTCGTGATGCTTTCTGCACAAAGGCAACACAAAGAGGTCATGCGCTTTTGTACCCATTCCACCCTGACCGTGACCTATCAGGTGGTGGGGATCATCAGCAGGCTTTCCACAACATGCACACGGCTGTGTCTTAACCCAGCGCGTGTACTTTTCATTAACCCAGCGGCGACGTTTTGGGCGTAACATAAAAGACTCCGGCGACTCCGGATCCACTTTCAGCGCCAGCACCTTTTTCGCCTTATCATGGATGATGCTGGTGGCAGGAATCGAAGGCACAAGGTCACTTTCCCGGGTGACAGACGGCACAACAGGCTTCGGTAATCTCAGTGCCTTACGGGCTGCACTTTCCGGTAAGGCATCCGCCAGGTCATTACGAATCAGCCACCAGCACAGTTCCGGCATTGTCACAACGTGACTGTCATCAAAACCGAGATCCCGACGCACAACAGACAACACCCAGCGGGCACAGTTATCCGTTGCCATTGATTCCAGCCGTTCCGTGAACTGATCGCGCAGCTGGTTATCGCAGTGCCAGCACAGACGGATTGCGCCCGGAGCGTGTCGCATTGTTGTCATGTTCTCGCTGTGCCAGTCGGAATGAAGCCACTGGCAGCCTTTTTCACGAAGTAACCAGCTTTCAAGACATTCCACGCCACCAGCACGACGGATCACTGCCTCATTGCGGAACACGGCCCGAACGGCAGGATCATCCGCCAGCGGTTGTGATGCCGCCGGAACGGCACCACTGGCGAAAGATGAATAACGCTCCGGCTCAGGCTCCAGCAGGACACGCCCCTGCATAAACAGGGGCATCAGCTCTGAACCTGGCCTGAACAATACGATCCCCATACGCGGGGCAATTTCAGGGGTCAGTAGTGCTCTCACGGTCACCTCAATGAACGGTATCGAGCAGCTTTAACAGCTCAGGGAATCGGGATTCGAAGAAATGCGGCTGCGTCTCGCGCGGATTTGCGGGACTGGTGATGTTCTTGCCGAACATGCAACCTTTCGCTGTCAGCGACCAGAATTTTTTGATGTTGTTAATCGCGGTACGGCTGTATCGTTCGCGCTGCTCGACGATCCCCAGTTTCACCATCTGGTGATATGCCTGATTAGCCGTCAGGCGTATACCATACTGTTTCAGCAGTGCACTCAGTGACAGTGTCGGGCGACTTGAGCCATCGTGTGCATCAGCAGGAGCATCAATGGCATAGCGCGGTGCCAGATTCGGTAAGCCAACAGCCTCCTGGAGTTTCTGACAGGCACCAAGCACTGAAGAGTTAGACAGGTTTAACTCCCGGCGCATAAAGTCCAGCAGGATCACGCCAGCCTGAACCGCCCCGGGTTTCCTGGAGAGTGTTTTATCTGTGAACTCAGGCTGCCAGATCATCGTTTCCGATGGAAGCATAATAAGCTTTTTCTGCTTCTGCCGGTGGGATATGGCCCAGCCTTTCCAGCAATCGTCGATTGTTATACCAGTCCACCCACGTGAGTGTGGCCAGCTCCACTTCTGTCCGGTTTTTCCAGCTCTTACGGTGTATTACCTCCGCTTTGTAAAGGCCATTGATGCTCTCCGCCATCGCGTTGTCATACGAGTCACCAGTACTTCCTGTTGATGCCAGTAATCCGGCTTCCTTAAGCCGCTGTGTGTAGGCCAGCGATACATACTGAGAACCTTTATCACTGTGATGGACTGTGCCGGACGGTCGACGGGCCCATAACGCCTGCTCCAGAGCATCCAGCACGAATGTCGTTTCCATAGACGATGAGACCCGCCACCCCACGATGTATCCGGCAAACACATCAATGATGAACGCCACATAGACGAAGCCCTGCCATGTGCTGACGTAAGTAAAATCAGCCACCCACAACTGGTCAGGACGTTCTGCCACAAACTGACGGTTTACGCGGTCGCCTGCGGCAACGGCTTTCCGGCTGACGGTAGTGCGGACCTTTTTACCCCGGAGAACACCGGCAAGTCCCATAACCGCCATGAGGCGCGCCACTGTACATCTGGCTACCCTGATTCCTTCCCGTAACAACTGACGCCAGACTTTACGCACACCGTATACCTGATGATTCCCATCGTATACGCGCAGTATCTCTTTCTTCAGCCAGTCATCGCGCTGCGCACGGGCACTGCGTTTATCAGGATGATGTCGCTGTTGCTGACAGTGGTAATACGTTGACGGGGCAATATGTAGTTCACTGCATACCGGTCCGACCCCGTACAGCTTACGCAGCTTATCCAGCAGTGGCATCACTTTTTCCAGAGGCGGTCGAACTCCGCCTTCGCAAAATAAGCGGAAGCCTGGCGAAGGATATCGTTACTGCGGCGCAGTTCACGATTTTCACGTTCCAGCTCTTTCAGACGCTGACGTTCAGCGGTGGTGAGCCCGCCATCACCGCCTCCGGTATCCCGCTCATGCTGGCGTACCCAGACACGCAGAGTCTCCGGTGTACAGCCAATCTTTGGGGCAATGGAACAAATTGCCTCCCACTGTGAGTCATATTCGCCCTGACTTTCCAGAACCATACGAATCGCCCTCTGACGGACTTCGGGGGAAAAACGAGTATTTTTAGTCATCCTGTTTACCTCTTTCTCAGGGAGTTTAGTCTCCAGGATTCCCGGGGCGGTTCAGCCTGCATCTTGTCAGCAGCCTGTCCGGATAATTTTTCCGGTGCGCTGGTTACCATATCGAAAGTACGGATCACCTTCAGATGGAATGACGGGCTGATCCACATTGCATAGGCATACACCAGTTCTTTGCAGACATACGTCCCTTGGTTATTTCCGCCATTAATGACGCTAACTGGTTGATTTTGTTCCAGAGGCGGAATTCCACCCTCGGTGAAAAGTTGTTCAATCAATTCACAGGTTTGCTTATTGGAGAGCCAGTATTTCGGGCGGTTTTTTTGTTCTCCCCCGGCTGCCCTATGCAGATCGTTCAGGCTGTAACGACCATAAGCATCACGACGAACTTCAATACCATCAATGACCATCAGATTATTCATACTTCGTTTCTCCTCTTAATCAGGCGGCTGCACCCGCCGGTTTCTCGTACTTACTGATAGTGATCTCGACCTTCCCTTCCGGGATAACCGGTCCCCACTCCACCAGCATTCTTTTCACCTGACTGTCGTCTTCCCACACACCCGCGTGGGTCAGGGCGTCAAACAGCGCCTTGTTATAGTTGTCCAGATCGCGGATCCGGTTATCCGGAGGAAACAACACGATCTCCACTGAAGCAGGTGCCGACGTTGGTTTCGGCAGACGACGTAACTGCTCAACTATTGCTGCGCACGCCGCGCTCTGGAATTTTCGCCCCGCCGCGCTTATCAGGCTCTTACCAGCAAACGCCCCTTTGTTGGGGTGTCGCCAGTACGTGTTCACGCTGGGCGGAAAAGGCAGGATCAGCTTCATACTTTCAGGTCCCTCTCATGTAACCAGAGGGTTGCACGCAGCCTTGCGTTTTCCTCACCGGCAAGCAGTGAGCGGATAATCCCGACCGCCTCGCTGTCGTCGTCCTTCACCGCGGTATGAAGCGTTATCCCCCGTGCCACGCCACGCTTTATCGTGATGACGCCTTTTTTCTCCAGTGCGCGAAGATGCTCCACCGCTGCATTCACTGAACGGTATCCCAGCATGGTTGCCACCTCCTGATTGGTTGGCGGGAAGCCACGTTCTTTCTGGTAAGAAATCAGCATATCCAGCACCTGCTGCTGGCATTGAGTTAACGTCGTCATGCCGCCATCTCCCTGACCAGTTTTTCCGCCTGCTGGCGAACCTGCGCCAGAAACGCCTCACCACATGCCTCAAGTTCATCGCGCCCGATGTAGCTGATTGCCGGTCCCTTCCAGGTCTTGTCGAAAACAGCAATAGCACCAGCGAAGAAAGCGCCTGTCGGCACCTGCTTCTCATCCTTCGGGATAAACCAGGCAGGCAGTTCAAAACCAATACGCCCGCGAATAAAAGCAATATGATCTGCATCTTCCGGCCACCACACTTCGCTGGTGGCAGCTTTGATCAGGAAAACATAGCGCCCGCCTTTATCACGCATGGCACTGGCATGTTTCATGATGTAACGCATGCCGGTGATGTATTGCCCCTCATGCTGACTGGCGCGGCTGTATGGGGGATTACCAAAGGCAGCACCTTTAAGCTCCGCAAGACGTTCTGACCAGTCATGCGCCAGCGCGTTGTCTTCCGCCGTGTAATACGCGGTACATTTGGCGTTATCACCGTCAGTAAACAGATCCAGGACAAACGGGCCAAACAGGGTGTTAATTCCCCAGAAAATGTTATCCGGCGTGCGCCACTGATCGCCCACTTCCTTCAGTTCATGGGCTGGTTTGTTCCGCAGTTCCACCAGCGCCTGGCAATATTTATTACTCATTAAGCCCCCACGTAATTCCCTGAGAGATACCACTCTTCACCTGATGCAGCCCGCTTACTGTTTTTCCGTAAACACCGTTCACGACGCGCCAGAAAATTGTTTCGTTCTGGCTGGGAGTGGCTTTCACGGAATGCCGCCATCCACACCGTTGCAGCACGACGGTATAAGCCCCTGGACTCCAGTTCTTCCGCCTGGCGGGTCAGGCACAAAATCACCCGGGGATCGTTAGTACCGACATAGAAATTGCGCACAGGTCTGGTTTCACGAACTGGTTGTGGTTCCGGCTCCTGCGCTCTCTCAGTCAGGCGCGGGAAATGTCTGCGTGTATCTCCTTCACAACGGTGAGCCACACGCCCACTCTGACGTAACTTGCTTGCAGACTGCAGAACGCGCTGCCGTGAGTAACCTGCAAAAGCATCCGCAATGTCTCCGGAAGTACACCCCGGATGGGCTTCAATGTATTTCTGAACTTCATTCAAAAGACTCATGATCACCCCCTGAATCCTGCCGGGATCTGGCTGTAGTCCACGTTGTCGTAACTGGCTTTGAAGTACGGGTCCTCGCGTCTGGCTGCAGATACCGCAGGAACTTCCCAGGATTCTTCGAAATGACGATCCGGACCAAAGAACGTGACAGCCTGTTTCACAAATTGTGTGCCGCTGTTACCCATCGCAGATACCCAGCCCGCGTAGCGTTTCACACCTTCCAGCATGGTTTCGGGGTTTACCCCCTCATTCAAACGGGCTTTCCAGGCTTTGAAGGCTGCAGATTTTGAATTGCCACCAGCACGTTTGGGATATACCAGCCATGCCTGCTCAAACTCCGGAGAGTATTCCGGTCGGTTTGAACGAACTCGCACGGACTCATCAACTGATGCACCAACAGCTATTGGTTCATTGACTGGTTCTTTGACTGGTTCAAAAGAGTGACTGGTTCTGGGTGAATCTCCTGCACTACCCCCTGGTGCAACTCCTGCACTACCTGGTGAATTTGCTGCACCAGATAGTGAATTATTTGCACTACCCCCTAGTGAATCTCCTGCACCATCAAGATGAAGGAGATAGATATTACTTGAGTTACCTTTTTCACCTTTCCGGGTGACTTTTTTTACCAGCCCGGACTCACAAAGGGCCGCAATATGATTCATCACAGAACGTTTGCTAATCTCGCACTGGTCAGCAATATGCTGGTAGCTGGGCCAGCACTCACCCTGATCGCTGGCATTATCAGCCAGCTTGATCAGAACCAGTTTTCGCAATGGATTACCCACTCGAATTTTCATCGCTTTAACCATCAGCTCCATACTCATGCTGCACCTCCGAGATGCTTCATGTTTTTTCCGGAGCGAAAGGCTATAAGCGGCATACTGACGCGGTAATTACGGCCCAGCGGTTCACAAACCACCTTCTGACATTCACGGTCAACCAGGCTAACACGTAGAACATGCCCTGCAGGCGTGGTGTACCACTGACCCGGGCGAGGACAACGGAAAGTCTGATTGGTAAATCGTTTGAAAATATTCCGGATCATTTGCGCCCCCTTACCTCTGAAGAGTTCAGCGACGAATGAATAAGACGGGCAAGAAATGCCGCATCGTTAATTCGGTCATACAGACTTACAGCCAGCGGTGATTCAGCTTTTTCCAGCATGGGATAAAGCTGCTGCAACCAGACCTGATGAATTGATGAAATGTAGGAATAGAGAACGCTGGCGTTATGTGCAACGTCGCTCGGTACAGAGGGCTTTGAAAGCTGTTTCTCCATCTGGTTAAAGGCATTGATGTATGCCTCTTTGAACTGGGCAGCACGTTTACCCGTGAAACCCATAGCAAGAAACGCAAAGCCATCGCGGGTTATTTGATAGCAAGGTAGTTTTCGGCCTGAAGCGTCGGTATAACCACTTAACACAAAATTGTGTTCAGCAAATTCAGCGGAGCATTCAAGGTTTCGAATTCTATCTAAAACCCGCTCATGCCGTTTAGTAAAGTAGTTAGCAACTGCAAGAGATGTAGTGACAGCACGACCATTGATGATCGTGATTTCAGGGTGAACAAAGGTTGGGATCGTAGCTATAATGGCAGCCTCGGTAGCAAGCTTAAAAAACTCACCACATAAGACGCCAATCATAGAGGTGGTGAGACGTACAGAGTTGGCGTTACCGGCGGCTACCCTTACCGGCGCATCTTGCGATGCCCCTATACGCCCCACCATAATTTGGGCGTGACAAAATAATGCGTACAAAAAAACCGCATCTACGCGGTTGTACGCGGTAGCCTTCTCCAGGACGCCAATCCCGGCACCCGCTTTATAAGGTGCCTGAACAGTGTAACGTCCCGGAATGGCAGAATCAATGTGCTGGTGGTCCTTCACACTCAACAAAATCACGCCTGAATTTCCACAAAGGACTAAAGCACTCATGCGGGTAGTCTTTGCGAAGATAGATAACGCGCTGTGTTTCTGGCTCCCAACGAATAACATGGACATAAAGCCCTCTTCCGTCACGAAACCAGCGGTTAAGTTCCTGCACAACTCGCCCCCCCACAGTCAGGTAAAGTTCTCTGTGGTTACTTACAGCCAGGTGATTTGGTAATCTGCATTCATGCCGTAACAACAGGTGTTCAGCGACGCTGACCACCAGCTGTTGCGACAAACGGTTATTTGCCGTTAAACTGTTCATGCGTTAGTTTCTCCACAGACACAAAACGCCACGACGCCCGGAGCTGCACACTCGCGGGCGTCACTCTTTTCTGGAGCGCAAAAGATTTTGTAGACCAGTGCTGCATGCTCCTGGAGCTTCGAAATTGACAGATACAACTCATCATTAATTGCTGTCTGCTCGTGTGGCTCCACTACCCCATCTTCGATTGCCGAACGAATCTGCTTTGAGTAACTCCCGATCTGTTCGATGACTTCCAGCAGGCGCTGGTTTATATCGGCGTTCTCTACTTCCTCAATTTCAGGAAGCGATACAAACACCCCACCAGCAGACTGTGCGACAGCATCCGCAATGTAGTGAGTGCCAGCCGCGCGCTGTAAAATCATTGCCCATCCCAGCGGGAAAATCTGATCGCCATCTGCACGAAGGCGGTTGAATAAAGCGTTCTCTGTTACATCCAGCCACTCAGCAGCTTCAGCGTACCCCCCCGGCAACGCCGCGATAGTTTTTCTGACAGCTTTCACGTACCACTCAGGCTGTTTTTCTACTTTCCAGTGATGCTTACCCACGGTTAGCCTCATCGTTCTGTGGTTAAAAATTGAAGGTGTTCTGTTAATCTTTCGGATAGATATCCGGTCTTAAGTCAGATTTCGTAATTGCACCTGACGTGCATTGCTCAAGTTTTTTAGCCAGCACAAAACTGGCTTTTTTATAACCATTGAAAACTAGCCGTAAGTAGCCTGGTGTTGAGCCAACTTTTCCGGCCAACTCGCCCTGCTGTTCTTTGGTTAAAGAGTCCCAATACGCTTTCATACAATATGTACCTCCGATATACATATTACATGATTGAGATGAACCTTCAAGATACTTGTACCCTATCGGTACAAAGGTTTTAATTTCGTTATGAAAACAGTCCATGACATCCGGCGGTCTAACGCCAGAAAACTGAGAGATGGTGTTGGCGGGAATTCTTCCTTTGCCACCATGATTGATCGCGAGCCAACCCAGACCAGCAGGTTTATGGGAGATGGTGCTACTAAAAATATCGGTGACAGCATGGCACGGCACATCGAAAAATGTTTCGACCTGCCTGTCGGATGGCTTGATCAAGAACACCAGACAACAAACATCACAAAAAAACCTGATGTTTCAATTACTAACAAACAAATAACGTTAGTCCCTGTCATATCATGGGTACAGGCCGGAGCATGGAAAGAAGTTGGCTATTCTGAGGTTGATTTGAGCACAGCAGAAACTTATCCCTGCCCTGTACCCTGTGGCGAAATGACTTATATCTTGCGGGTGATTGGTGATTCAATGATTGATGAGTACCGCCCGGGAGACATGATTTTTGTAGATCCTGAAGTCCCTGCCTGCCACGGTGACGACGTTATTGCATTGATGCACGATACAGGCGAAACCACCTTTAAGCGGTTGATAGAAGATGGAACACAGCGTTACCTCAAAGCATTAAACCCAAACTGGCCTGAACCTTACATTAAGATCAACGGTAATTGCTCTATAATTGGTACAGTAATTTTCTCAGGAAAACCAAGAAGATACAAAATAAAGGCCTAATCAATATTTATAACCTGCTTCGGCAGGTTTTTTTATACTTGACAATGTACCCTTGAGATACATAATGTATCTAAAAGAAACATGTCACAGGCAAGATTAAACAAAATTTGGTTGTAACACGGCGTATGGCACATGCGTCGTTAGCGGTCTGGGGACGTTAAAGGGGACAATCCACTCCTTGCTCGAGCAGACAAACCAGGTAGCCGGAATGTGCAAGTCAATGAGGATGCTGATAAGACGCCTAACCAGCGTGGCGATTCGGTTTGACGCCTGGGAAGAGACCAGGGTGCAACGATGAGGGCATTTATGGAACCGCGACAAAGTGTGGTGCCGTAACTGGCTAAGTGCTCTCAGCGTTGTGGTAATCCGCGAAATGGCGCGGCGGTAAGTATGGCGGGGTTATTCCTTCCCCGTTGAGGACACCGGATTGTCAGGTTGACCATACACCTGAGTGACAACCCCACCACAACAGCCACTGCTTTGGCGGTACCAGTTTGTACACTTGCTTCCGGCTGGTACCGCTCTTTTTACAAAACAGAGAAGAGCATCACCGGACGACGGGCTCATAACCCAATCCATCCGGGCGGCTGCCACCGCAGGTGTTCTTCTCTGTTTTGTGGAGAAACCAACCGACCTTGCAGGGTCGATATGATGAGGAGCAGCAAAATGGCTAGCGAACGCAGTACTGATGTGCAGGCATTTATCGGGGAGCTGGACGGCGGCGTATTTGAAACCAAAATCGGCGCAGTTCTCAGTGAAGTCGCTTCCGGTGTGATGAACACGAAAACCAAAGGGAAGGTCTCACTCAACCTGGAAATCGAACCATTTGATGAGAACCGTGTGAAAATCAAACACAAACTCTCATATGTTCGCCCGACTAACCGCGGGAAAATTTCCGAAGAAGACACCACCGAAACGCCGATGTATGTCAATCGCGGTGGTCGCCTGACTATTCTGCAGGAAGACCAGGGACAGTTACTGACTCTTGCCGGTGAACCTGACGGAAAACTCCGCGCAGCAGGTCATTAATATCGTTCTTAATTAACTGATTATTTATCTCATCACTGAATATCTTAATATAGTGAGGACTTATTATGTCTCAGAACTTAGACTCAACCGCAATTAATCAAATCCATGCCCTTATTTCTGCTCAGGGTGTTAATGAAATTATCAGTAAGATTGGTGCCGATGCTGTGGCATTGCCTGAGAATTTCCGCATTCATGATCTGGAAAAATTTAATTTAAATCGTTTCCGTTTCCGTGGTGCACTTTCCACTGCCAGCATCGATGACTTTACCCGTTATTCTAAAGATCTTGCAGATGAAGGCACCCGCTGCTTTATCGATGCCGATAATATGCGAGCCGTCAGTGTGCTTAACCTGGGTACTATTGATGAACCAGGTCACGCAGATAACACCGCCACTCTCAAACTGAAAAAGACAGCACCGTTCTCTGCTCTGTTGTCTGTTAATGGCGAGCGTAACTCCCAGAAGTCACTGGCAGAATGGATTGAAGACTGGGCCGACTACCTTGTGGGCTTTGATGCTAATGGTGACGCCATTCAGGCAACCAAAGCGGCTGCGGCGATCCGTAAAATCACAATTGAAGCGAACCAGGCCGCTGATTTTGAAGACAATGACTTCAGCGGCAAACGCTCCCTGATGGAGTCTGTCGAAGCGAAGACCAAAGACATTATGCCAGTGGCATTTGAATTTAAATGCGTTCCGTTTGAAGGTCTGAAAGAACGTCCGTTTAAATTACGCCTCAGCATTATCACTGGCGATCGTCCTGTACTGGTTCTGCGCATTATTCAGCTGGAAGCGGTGCAGGAAGAAATGGCTAACGAATTTCGTGATCTGCTTGTTGAGAAATTCAAGGACAGCAAAGTAGAAACCTTTATTGGTACTTTCACCGCCTGATTTCATTACTGCAAATGCCCCTGCGGGGGCATTTATGGAAACGTAATTAACTCAATAATCACCGGATGGTGAGGGATTCTTTTTAGCAGAATTCAGCGCGGTGCAGCGCATATACGTGGAGAACAAAATGTCATTTATTAAAACTTTTTCCGGGAAGCATTTTTATTATGACAGGATAAATAAAGACGACATCGATATTAACGATATCGCGGTTTCCCTTTCAAATATCTGTCGCTTTGCCGGTCATCTTTCGCACTTCTACAGCGTCGCCCAACATGCGGTTCTTTGCAGCCAGCTGGTGCCGCAGGAATTTGCTTTTGAAGCGTTAATGCATGATGCAACAGAAGCGTATTGCCCGGACATTCCCGCACCACTGAAACGCCTTCTTCCTGACTATAAACGGATGGAAGAAAAAATAGACGCCGTAATCCGTGAGAAATACGGGTTACCACCGGTTATGAGTACGCCCGTGAAATATGCCGATCTCATCATGCTGGCAACCGAACGCCGCGATCTCGGGCTTGATGATGGCTCTTTCTGGCCTGTACTGGAAGGTATCCCGGCAACAGAGATGTTCAACGTGATTCCACTGGCTCCAGGCCATGCCTACGGGATGTTTATGGAACGCTTTAACGAATTATCGGAGTTACGCAAATGCGCATGAATGTTTTCGAAATGGAAGGATTTCTTCGCGGGAAATGTGTACCGCGAGATCTGAAAGTGAATGAAACGGATGCTGAATACCTGGTGCGTAAATTTAATGCGCTTGAAGCTAAATGTGCAGCACTGGAAAACAAAGTAATACCAGTGTCAGCTGAACTGCCGCCAGCGAATGAAAGTGTTCTGTTATTTGATGCTAATGGAGAAGGCTGGCTGATTGGCTGGCGTTCTCTCTGGTATACATGGGGGCAAAAAGAAACCGGAGAATGGCAGTGGACATTTCAGGTCGGGGACCTTGAAAACGTCAACATCACTCACTGGGCAGTAATGCCAAAAGCACCGGAGGCTGGAGCATAATGACCACATTTACCGATAAAGAACTGATTAAAGAAATCAAAGAACGAATCAGCAGCATGGACGTGCGAGACAATGTTGAGCGCCGTGCTTATGAAATTGCTCTGGCATCGCTGGAAGAGGATCCGGTGGCATGGCTGCATTCAGACAATGGCTTAGGTATTCCGGCAATAACCAGGAGTAAAAACATTGCTGACAGTTGGTTATCAAAGGGCTGTTATGTTCAGCCGCTATATATAGCCAAGCCAGTGCCGGTGGTGCCAGATGCTCGTCCGTCTTTAAATAATGGCATAGTCGGTTTTGATGAAGGCTGGAACGCCTGCCGCGCTGCCATGCTCTATGGTGCCGTACCTGCAAGCCAGGCTTACAAGTTGCCACAAACGCAGTTTAAACAGGTTGCTGACCTCTACGAAATGCAATTTGATGACGGTCGCACTTGTGCCTTTCACACTGATGCGCAAAAGGCTGTGCAATGGCTTCAGGCGTGCGACGGAAACAGGGTTCAGGAATACGTTAAGCTGGAACGATTGCAGAACGCACTGTCTGGCAACTCTCCGGTAACTCCGGATGGTTGGGTTATGGTGCCGAAGAGACTAACAGCCGAGAACGGCGCTAAGGGGGCGCTATCCGGTGAATTTTCAGAAACTACGTTTATAAGCTGCCTGGAATGCTTTGGCGATGATGATTGCGATACCTGTGACGGGAGCGGACGTATTGAAATTAAAGTGCCAGTCACGTGGTCGACCATAAAATCTATCTGGGATAAAGGTATCGAGTATTTTGCAGCAAAACCATCACAAGAGGTGAAGTGATGAACAACTTAATGATCGACCTTGAGACGATGGGGAAAAATAAGGATGCACCGATCGTTTCCATTGGCGCGGTGTTCTTCACTCCAGAAACCGGAGACATCGGACAAGAATTCTATACGGTTGTTAGCCTGGACAGTGCTATGAAGCAAGGAGCTACACCTGACGGCGATACCATCCTGTGGTGGTTGAAACAGAGCTCTGAAGCACGAGCTGCAATCTGTATTGATGATACTTTGTCGATCAGCGATGCACTCTCTGAACTGAGCCATTTCATTAATCAGCATGCAGACAATACAAAATATTTAAAAGTCTGGGGTAACGGGGCCACCTTCGACAACGTAATTTTACGTGGAGCTTACGAGCGAGCAGGACAAATCTGCCCGTGGGCGTACTGGAATGACCACGATGTACGCACGATCGTTACGCTTGGGCGTTCCATCGGATTCGACCCAAAAATGGACATGCCTTTCGATGGCGAACGGCACAACGCCCTGGCTGATGCCCGTCATCAGGCAAAATATGTTTCCGCTATCTGGCAGAAACTAATTCCTGCCACCAGCACAGAATTATGATTTTCCCGGGTGCAGCCGGTTTTGATGGAGAAAATTATGAACACCTTGTTTTTACTGATGGCTGAATTCAATACCCCAAACATTGAGCTGTCAGCTGTATGCCAAAAGTATTTCGGTATGAGCCCTAACACAGCAGAAGCGAAAGCAAATGCATGCCAATTGCCGATCCCGACTTATCGTGTTGGTACATCACAGAAAGCAAAGCGCTGCATCAACATTCAGGATCTTGCTGAATATATAGATAAACGGCGTGAAGAAGGCAGAATTGAATGGGAGAGGGTAAGAACAAATAGGAAAATAAATAACTAATCTCACAAAAAACCCGCTTCGGCGGGTTAGTTTTCATCTTTATAATTCTGGGCAATTCGCGCCAGATAGCTCATCACATCATGTTTTCTTGCTTTTTCATGTGCATCGGGATACATAATAGCAATGAGTGAATATTTATTCTCATAAAGCTCACCTTGGACATACACAAGACAAGCATCATTATCAGGATCACCTTTCTTGCAGACCCTATCCGGTTGTGGAAGTTTCTCGGGAAACTTGTTTGGCGGTAGACAAAGATGGATATGCATCAACCCAGCCCGAAAAGCACCATAGGGCTGAGTATACGCAACGTCCCTACCGAAATAATGCGGAAGCTCACCGGTTGCTTTGTATCTCTTGAAATCATCAATGATAGAAGACTCTAGCTCCGGGAATTTGAGAAAAACTTCATCAAAAAATTCAGCTCTAGTTTCTGGATTAATAGAGACTTCTAGATGCATGGTCGTCCGCTATCGGTTAGTGAAATTGCATCGATTTTAGCTTATTTGATGTGTGACTAGCTAGTGCTGCAATTCCAGCAAGATCCGCGCGCCCGCTAAACGTAACAGTTTCTTTAAATATGCTCTTTATGTAATTGTTAAGGCGAGTGACAGATGAGCGAGCTTTAGCAATATGACGCCAGTAAACCTTCAGTTCTGACCTGATAAATTCAGGCAGAGGCGATTCAATTGTACGCTTCACTTCTTCTTCAAAAGCACGCAGGAACATTTCGCATGCCTCTGTCGTATCTGTCCCGTTTTTGGAAACAAACTCGCGAGCATCTTGGCTATTAAGATCAATCAAACAGATATAGTAGTCATCTGCTGCAATTGTTAACTTTTGCAAGATCTCCTTACCCTCTTCCATTCTGCGTGAGAATTCCTCAACAGAAGGAGAGTACTCAAAAGGTTTAGCAATCACAGGGGCTGGCTGGATGATGAACTCCTGCGCCATAGCAGCAGGACAAGCCAGAGGCCCGCACAATGCAGCAAAAGTAATGGCGTTAAACGGATTCAT